TGAGATTCACCGATTTCTATAATCTTTTTTATTCTATCGATTTCTTCTTGGCTATAATTTCCAGTATACATATGCACTCCATTCTGAAAGTAGGTGTTTATATGATTAGCTTAACAAAAAATAATAACATTATTATTCCGTCTCAGATTCAGTTTGAAAACCAATTTGCCGTCTTGGAGCTTCTGGAATCTCCTTTGGCTGCGCGCTTAAGAGAAAATCCAACTGATTTATATGTTGTATCAGTTTCTGCGGTTTGCCGTAACTGTCCTCTCCGTAAAACACGATTAGGTTGTACCCAATGTAGCCGACTTTGTTGACAATTATATTAACTGTTTCTCCAAAATGAGCTACCGCAAGAACCATATCATCTTCGTCTGGTAACGATTCTTGATAAGAACATAATGCCTCATATAGTTTTTGAGCGATTACAGGAGCAGTATTTTCATTCTGAATATCAGCAGATAATTCTTGTTTCATATGAAGTCTACGTTCTTCTACATTTTCATAAAATCCATTTACAATATTATGCATATCCATAGTATTTCCTCACCTTCCTGGCCACCATTTGTGACCGCATTTCTGGCAGAGATTCTTCTTCTGAGATGCACCAATCCAGCCGAAAAGTCCGTAACCTTGTTCTTCTGTTGTGACTGATGTAGAACCACAGCGTGGACAACGAACGACATTTTGGAATGTATTTGGTTGTGGAGTTGGCTGTTGCGGTCTGTCATTATATCTTGGTAAGACATCAAATTCGAATGTTTGAAAATTATTTTTTATACATTCAAGTACTAATTTTGCCGTTACATAAGTTGATAAAAAATAGAATTCTGACCATTTTTTTAATTCATTGTAGAATTGTAAATATTTTTCATCACTTATTACCGGACGAAAATTTGATATTCCGTATTCCAGTTCAAGAAACTGTTTAAAGTGCGTTTTATCCTCTTCAGACAGTGGTATATAGTATTGGCTTATACAAGAAACATCCTGTTCTTTATTTCTGAAAATACAAATGTTGGTTGCTTGAATCACTTCTTCAGATAAATTATTATTTATAAGAAATTCAGATGCAGGACATCCGCAATAAATACAAGCCGGAGCTTTGTCACTTATCTGTTCCCCACATTCTGGGCATTTAATAAGGGCCATAGTATCATCTCTTTCTTTTATTTTTTATATGAATTATACCTTAAAATTTATCTTATGTCATTAAGTAAAATCGGAAAACTTACAAGCGCATTTAGTTCATTTAAAAATAATCCGTTAGATTTGACTAATATGGCTACTGCATTAGCTTCTGTCGGAAATGTTGATAATGCTGCTAAATATTTAGTAAAAATAAACAAACAAAATGGTAATTTTCTTGGTGAAAATGCTATGGCAGTTTTATTGAGTAAAGCATATCGTTCTTCAGGCATCAATCAAGAAATGGCTATGGGATCTATAAATAATGCATTAGCAAATAGTTCTAAATTTAGTATGGGTGGAATGCTTGGTAGTCTTTCTGCTGTTGGTACTGGTATTGCGACAATGTTTGAATCTATTGCCCCAGTAATAATTCCTTTAATTATCGCAGCAGTTGCTGCTAAAGCAGGTAAAATGGCTTGGGATAATTTTGCTACAAATACTGCTGCAAAGAAACAATATCAGACTTCCTCTAAGGCTTATCAGGAAGCTGCTTCTGAAAGAGACTCAGTTCAATCTGAGTACGATTCTAATAAAGAGCGTATCCAGGAACTTCGAGCTAAAGCTAATAGAACTGTAGATGAGTCCAAGGAATTATCTAATCTTCAAAGCCAGAATGATTTATTAAATTCACAATTGTCTGTAAAAAATCAGATTGCTGATACAGCCCAAAAGCAAGCCGCATTAGATGCTAAGACTGCATTGGAAAAAGGAAGTTATCGTAGTGGTGGACTCCTTAATATGGATTACGATAGCGATCTGGAACATGCATCTCAATTAATAAAAGAAATTAAAGAAGCACAATCTGAAAAAGCTGAGATTGAAGCAAATCGTTCTTCTTACGATGATTCATATTGGTCAGATTATCAGAAAGAAGAACGTGATATTGCAAAATATGACAAAGATATTACTAATAAAAAATCTGATCTTTCAGATTTAATGACAACTATTTCTGATACTTCGCAAGATTTCTGGGACGAACAAGGAAATTTAGTCGATGAATCTACTAGAGATACAGCCAATAAAGTAAAGAAACTTGCAAATGATTATACATCAATTACCGGAGTTTCAGATATTGATTCCAAAATGAATAACCTATTTGCACGTTCACAATTTAAGGATGTAAAAGATCAGCTTCTGGATATTGGTAAAAAGCAAGGATCTAAAGGTATTGAATCTAAGATTAATGAAATCGATGGTCTGAAATCTGCTTTAGACGATGCTGGCATCAGTGTAGATGATTTTACTTCTGAGCTTATGGCTATGGCAGATCCAGATGCAAAAAATTTAGAAGGGATTAAAGAAAATCTAAAAGATATTTTCGGTGAAATCAAAGATGCAGACGGAAATTCTCTTTATGACTTCTTTAAAGATAAATCGAATAAAGATATTGAGGGATACTATGATTATTTTCTCAATCAGGGATTAAACCCACAAACCAGTGACTACACATGGAAAAAAGAAGATATTGAAAATAGTTATAATGATTATCTCAAATCTAAAGAAACTATCGAAGCAGAGTCTTCAACATTTTCATCCAAATTCAAAAATTCTGCTGAAGATACGGCAACAGATCTTGATACCATAACAGACAATTTCCAGACAGATATGTCAAATATCAAGTCTTCAATGGATTCTATCAAATCCGGTACATTCCAGAATTCAGATATTACTGATCTTATTCAGCAGTTCCCGGAACTTGCTACAGAGACTGATAATCTCCAACAGGGATTACAGAATTTAGCGTTTGATAAAGCAAGCGATGCTATCGGTAAAATCAGAGACTCTGTAAAAGATGTAACTGATCCGAAACAGCTTGCTGCTGCTGATAAATATGTTCAGAGTATTATGGATACTATGGATCTAAGTGGATTTGATATGAGCAATGCTAAGTCTGCAATTCTTGGTAATTTAACAAAGAATTTAGCAGACAAACATATGGCCTCTGTTACAACACCAAACCTTGTAAATCAGTTAATGTCAGAATATGGAAATGATGAAATTGCAGTTCAAGCAATTATGAAATTGTCACTTGATCCATCAATGGCAAATGCTGATCTCGACACTTGGAAATCCAAAATTGAAGATACTAAAGTACAGATTCAGTTGGATACTTCAGCTAAAAATCTGGATAATCTCTCAAAAGAACTAACTCGTCTTCAGACGGATGCTTCCGATCAGCAGACAAGACTGAATAATAAATCTGCTTATAATATGAAAGCTACTGCTTCAGATTACACCAATTTAATTAAAAATGGTGACAAACAGATTGAGAATCTTAATAAGCAGATTCAGGAATATCAGACCAGTATTGATACCCTAAGAAAGAGTAAAGGTCTATCTCCTCTTTCTGATGAAGATAACGAACAGATTAAGCAGTATCAGGATCAAATTCAGGCAGCTAACATGTCTATTGAAAACATGAAGGCTTCTCAGGCCGATTGGAGAAAAACAGCATTTAATCTTCCAGTAACTGATATGCAGAACACTGTTACCGCTCTTACATCAGCTATTAGCGAAATGCAGACAGAAACAGGACTTACATCTGATACAATGGATAGTCTTAGAACACAATTCAGTGATCTAAAAGATGCTCATGTTGATAATGTATTTGATCGCACTGCAAAAGGTTTGAAAATCAACACAGAAAGAATGAAGGATTATCTGGAACAGCAGAATGAATTCATGAATTCTGATTTTGCACAACGGATTCAGGATTATCAGGATCAATTATCAGCAGGTAACAAAGATTATACTCAGCAAGGATTAGAAAATCTTAAAAATCTGCAGGCACAGTATTTTGCTCAGTATCAGGAGGCGGCAAAACAATTCTCTGATTTCCAAGCTATGGTTAATGCCGACAATCTTTCTACTGAAGGCAATGAATATACTACAGCTAAGAGTTATCTGGATAACGCAAAAGATCTGTATGATAAAGGCTTAGTTGGTACTCCTCAGTTTAAAGCAGCTGCAAAATATTTCTCTCAGAATGGTTTTGAAGATGCTGATAATTTCATTGAGAACTACAACAAACTTAAGAATTATTATACTGATGATGCTTCCGGTCCAAAGAGATTTTTAAGCGATCTTGAGGCTAAGGGATTAGCTACTTATAAAACTCTTGAGGATGGAAATCAGCAATGGATGTACTCTTTCACTGATACTCAAGAAGCTGCAGATGCTATGGGTATGAGTCTTGAATCATTCGAATCTATGTTTGGTAGATTGAAAGATTATGGCGATACAAATAATTTTGTATCTTCTCTTGAAGAAGGTGCCCTGAAATCTGAAGAGATTGACGATAAACTCATTGATGCTCAGATTAAAATGGGAAAACTGAAAGCCAGTGGTGCAAATCAGTCCGCTCTGGACGATCAACAAGCAGTTATTGACAATTTAATTGCACAAAAAACTGGTATTACTCAGGCTATATCTGACTTCAAAGATGGTACTGTTGATCGTAAGATTCAGGATATCAAGGATGCCAAAGGTTCTATTGACGAATTGAATCAGTACATAAAGGATAATGGTATTGATAAAGATTCTGATTTTGGTAAGAAATGCATCGAATCAATTCAGGAACAAGCTAAGAAGACTGGCATTAAATTAACACCTGAATTTGAAGTTGATGAGGCTGCTTATAATAAAATGATCCAGGGTTATGAAGCGAAGGCTAAAGGGCAAAAAATCAAACACTTCCAGGATGTCAACGAAGGAATTGAAAGTGGTAACACTGGAGATTATACAGATTCTGATGTTGAATTGGTTAATAAAATCAAAGACGCTCAGGATAAAAAGAGCGATAATTATAAGCAACTACAAGATCTTATTCAAACCCTTAATAAAGAGAATCCAGCAGATCTGGCACAAATTCAACTCGGTAATGGAGCTTATGAATCTGAAGATGCTGGCATTCGTGGCGCCGAGGATGCCTTACAAGGATTTGCAGATCAGCTTGATTTAACTCAAGAACAAGCCAATGCTCTTCTTACTGTTTTACAGGCTTTAGGCGAAGTAAAAGTCCAACCTGAGATGTCAGAAGAACTGAAAGAGATGCAGAAAAATAAAGGTTCTGTTGATCTTGCACATAGACCTGTTATTGATGCCAGCGAGTTATCAGACATGGGATATCAAAATGTCGGTGATGGAACAGCTACTGTATTTAGTAGTGGATATTCTACAGACGACGGAAAGAAAACTGTAGTTGTAACTCCAATCCTTCCAAATGGCGACGTTCTTGAACCTGAAGCTTTAGATCATTATGCAAATGAGATCCTTGAAACCGGTAAAGACACCCAAGGTATTGGAATTCGTACTTTTGAAGGTGATGATTCTATTCAGCAAGCTAACAACTATGCTGAAATGTTACATCAAGTACAGCAGGCTTATTATGGCGAAGATGAAGCTGCAAAACAAAGTCTTGAAACTCTGAAGGACTATTCCGCTCAGGAATTAATGAATATTGATTATACTGACGGTCAATATAGTGACAATGAAAGATATGCCAATGCAGAAAAATCTGTAGATTCGCTTATTGACAGCTATAAACAGATGGGTATGTCTGAAATGGAAGCTCAGGCTGCTGCTGAATCTCTTATCATGGTTATGGATGATATGGGATTACTTAAGGTTACTCCTGAAGTTGATACTTCCGGCATAGATGAATTGGATCAAGCTACTCAGGACGGAATGGCTTCATTGCGTCAGATGAAAGCAGATGGGGATATTGATCTCTCGTTCGAAATTGATAGTGATACTGACGGATTATCGATAGATGAATTACAATCTCAAATTGATGAACTTGAAAAAGCTAAAGTAAAATTAAAGTTAGACGTTGATTCTCCTGAATACAATGCAATTCAATCTATGATTGATCAACGAGAAACTCAGATTCATCTTCAAGTTCTTATGGATCAAAGTACTGATATTGATAAATGGTTAGCACTTGCGAATGGCGAAGACGGCGATAAGCAGTTAGCTATTGCTGCAGGAATTGATTTAAATGATGAAGATGCTCAATCCAAAATTGATGCTTTAAAAGCAAGCCTGAAATCTTTATCAGGTGATACACCTGCTATATCGGTTAAAATTGACGAAACTCAATTCCAAGCATTAACAAAAGAACAACAAGGCCAAGGAACTGTAACTTTCAAACCAGAACATAAAGAAGTAGATGCTTACCTTGCTGAAGAGAAAAAAAGCGACGGAAAAGTAAAATGGTCTAATGAGACAGGTTTAGTAGATGTTTATGCTGCTACCGAACATTATTCTCATGGTACTGTTCATTGGGGAAATGATATTTCTGCCGTTCAAACTTCATTCACTGCTACCGGAACTGTTAATTGGATAAATTCAGGTGGACCAAGTGGTGGTTTGAGTAAAGAAGTTAAACTCTCAAGTGGTACGTTCAAAGCTGAGTCTACTGGAAGTGCTTACAATGTTTTAAATATTACACCGGCTCATGCAAGTGGTACGAATGTTGCTATTAAACAAGATCAGCAAGCTCTTGTAAATGAAGTGGGTATCAACGGTCACGCTGAATCAATTGTTCGTGATGGTGTTTGGAGTTTAATTCCTGGCGGTGCTCATATAGAGAACCTGAAAAAGGGTGACATTATATTCTCTACTACTCAAACTGATGCTCTTCTTAAACATGGGGCTATTCAAGGACATGCCAGAGCTTATGCAAGTGGCACTGTTACTTCTCCAGGCGTTATGAAAGCCTATGCTGCTGCTGGTAATACTCCGGGATTCCATTTCCAAGGCGGAGCTGCAACTGTTAAACCTGCCGGATCTGGAAATTCTGGTAACTCCGGTAATTCTGGTCTTCAACATGCAATCGAAGATAATACAGATGCGGTATCAAACAATAGTGATGATACAAGTGACGCGGCTGATGAAGTAAGCGAAGCTCTTCAAAATGTAATCAAGAAGCTGAATGATAATGCTATGGATTGGGTTGAAGTTGCTATGGATCGTCTTGATCGTATAACTTCTAGGTATACAGATCTTGCCGAAAGCGATTACAGCCATTATACAAAAGCTCAAAAGTATTATAATAAAGCTCTTGAAAATACAGATAAAGAAATCAAGGCTGCTAAAGAAAGCATCTCTGTTTATAAAAGGAAGTCCGAAGAAGTTGCAAACAATGGCGAAGTAAGCAAATATCTTACTCCTGCTCTGAAGAAAAAAGTTCAAGATGGCACTATTAATATAGAAACATTGGATGCAAATCAGAAAGCTGCCGTAGAAGCATATAAACAGTGGTACGACAAGTATCTTGATGCCGTTCAAAAATATAGAGATAAGAAAACTCAGGAACTTGATTTAGCTAAATCTAAAGTTGATAATGTTTACGATTCCTATGATCTGATCATTAGTAAGCGTAAAGCTAAAGAGGAATATTATGCAGCTAAAGCTGAAAATCGTATAAAGAGCGGAAAATCTCAAAAAGTCGGTTCGGTATATTGGAAAGATCTTAAAAAACAAGTAAGTTATGCTCAATATCAGAAAGACTGGATGTTAAAAGAAAGAGATAAAGTTCAGCAAAGCATGACAGATTATCTTAATGTGAATGGTCATAACAAAAAAGATAAAGCTTATCAGGAAATGAAGAAAAATCTAACTGATTTGAACACGTCTATTGTTGAGGCTGATACACACATCCAAGAAACTAAAGCTGCTCTTGAAGAAACCAGAGAGAACTTAAAGCAATGGCAAATTGATCGTTGGGAAAGAGCTGGTGATAAGCAGGACGCTTCTCTTAGTTATAAAAAGAATGCTGATGATATTAATTATCAGCTTTCAGCCAATGATTATGAAGAACGTTTGAAAACTTATGATAAAATTATTCGCGCTGATGAAGAAAAACGTCAGCTTCTTGCAGAGGAAATTGCAACAAAAACTTGGAGTAATGAAGAGACGCAGAAAAAGATTGAGGAATACGATAACCTCACTGCTTCTATTATTAAATCCAAAGAAGCGATGCGACAATTAGCTCAAGAAGAAATTGATTTTCGATTTAAACCTCTTGATGAAGCGCAGAATAAGCTTTCAAATCTTGTATCTGAGTTTCAGACTGCTCAGAAGTTACTTGGTGATACCGAGAGTTTCTATAATGATGATGGAGCCTTCTCTACAAACGGTTTGACCAATATTTTATTAGTTCAAGAACAGATTGACGCCACTAAGGATAAAATAGCAAATTATCGTGAGGGATTAAATAAGCTGGATGAAATGTATAAAAATGGTGCAATTGGTCCAGAATATTATAAGACTAAAACCGATGAAATGCTTAAGAGTTTGCAACAAGAGTCTGCTACTCTTGCTGATCTTAAACAGAACCTTCTTGATATGTATACCACTCAAGTTACTAAAGAGAATGATCTGTTACAGGAGAATATTGAAAAACGTAAAGATGCTCTTTCTGCTAAAGAGAAATATTACGATTATGACAAAACTCTAAAGAAGAAAACTAAAGATATCAATGCATTAAAAGCACAGATTGCTGCACTTGAAGGAACATCAAATGCAGCCTCAAAAGCTCGTCTTGAGAAATTACGTGCGGAACTTGCAGATGCAGAAGACGATATGGCCGATACAATGCATCAGCATGAAGTCGATATGAAAAATACCGGCTATGAGAATTTTTCAGATGAGGCAAATAAGGCGTTAGACAATACTCTTGATGCTGTTAAGAAAAATGCAGCTTTCCAAGAAGCTATTATTGGCAGCATGCTTTCTAATGTAAAAGCAAATTACGACAGCACCTATAAACATCTGGGTGACGTAATGGATCAGTATGGCATGAAAGTTTCTCAAACTTATAGTCAAATGATCACAAAGGCAGCTGACTTTAATACTGCTGCTGTAAATGCAACAAAAGCATGGGAAGGTGTTACAAAAATTGACACCAGTAAGCCTTATGGCGGTTCATCTGCTGGTAATAGTGCATTTGATAGCGCAATGAATAACGCAGGATCTTCTCAGACTGCTGGAAGTCCAAATATTAAACCAGATACAGACTATACTTTGAAGCTGAGTGATACAGATATTTATCTGACATACAGTCATATCAAGAAACAGCTTAAAGCAACATGGTCACCAAAGAAACCAGAACACTCTGATATCGAGTGGAAAAGTTCTGATGAATCTATTGCGAAAGTTTCTTCTGATGGTACAGTTCGCGGTGTGTCTTCAGGTCTTAATAAGAACGGTTTAATGGCGCGTGATGAGTCTAAAACAAGAAAATGTATCATTACTGCTATTGGCGGTGGTGGTCTTGCTAAAGCTACTTGTACCGTTCATGTAATGCCGGATTCTCATTATGAGAAGATCAAGGATTATGCAGATAAAGCTGGAATCAAAGAGACTTCAGGTAATAATCTGAGAGATGCCATGGAATATGCTTATAAAAACGGCGCAAACCATAGCAATCAATCATATACCGCAGTTGAAGGATTTAAAAAAGCATATCTGAAGGACTGGACAAATTCTCTACCTAACCGTCCAGACGGTGCGACAGACGTTCCTGCCGGAGTGAGTCCTTTGATAGGATATTTTAATGCTAAAGGTAAGAAAGTCGGACCAAAAGAAATGCAACAGCTTGCAGATATTCTTCAGATCAATACTCCGGGTGTTAAGAAATATGATTCTTGGGGATCTACTCTGAAAAATAAAATCCTGAAGGCATATAAATCCTACGGATTCTCTAAAGGTGGTGTTGTACGGAAAGGTATTCCTGCCAACATACTTGATATGATCGGCGGAGATGCTTTAATACCGCGTGGAGATTCTATGCTAATCGGTGCAAATCCGGGTGAAACTGTTCTGACAAAAGAATTCACAGATCAACTGAAACCTACAGTTGCTACTCTGAATGAATTTAATGCTAGAATGGCGAAACCAATTACCACTATTCTACCGTCGTCTTCAAATGATACAAGTGTGAATAGTGAGTGTAATATTACAATCAATGTTGATAAAATCAATAATGAGCAAGATATTAAGAAACTTGCTTATCAAATTGGTGATATTATCACTGAACGTAATAAACGTGACTGGAAAAAAGTTCGCTAATTTAAAAGGGCTGTCTTTAAGACAGCTCTTTTAATATTAAAAAATATATGAAAGAGGTGAGAAAATGCTACAATTTGAATTTAATGGTCATACTTCTGACGAATATGGATTGATTGTGACTAGAATAGAAGAAAATGATACTCTTGTAAATCGTTCTTTGCAGTTAGGAGAAAAGAATAAATATCGACCAAAAGAAAATCAGTTCGGAACATTATATGGTGATAATTATTCATTCAAAATGGGCGTAATGAGAAATCCATGCAGAAACAAAAATGTAGTTCCAGAATTAAAAAATGGAATTTTAAGATACGATCCAACATATACTCCATATTTAGATAATGGAATTTTAAAATTTTCTATGAATTATACAGCTGATATAAAAAATGGAATTATTATTCCAAATGATTCTGATTATTTAACTTCAAATAATATTAGAATCATTAATGCATGGTTAACATCCCCTCAATATCCAAGGCTTCTTAAATTTATTGGAGACGATTATTTTTCAGAAGAAATCGAATTTTTTGCTACAATTACAGAGGTATCTACAGAACATGCATCTCTTCCATATGAACTAACATACACAGTAACTTGTGATAGTCAATGGGGATATACTCCTCTTATTTTATGTAAAACAACTTCCTCTTCTACTCTTCCTAGAGAATATTCTATTCAGAACAATTCTGATTGTTGGGAAGATTATGTATACCCCACAATTAAAGTTTCTCCAAAATCTCATGGGATAATTACTATAAAGAATAAAACCGATAATGGTAGAACAATGAAAATTAATGCATTAAAAAGTGATGATTTCTATATAGATTGTAGAAATTTAAAAATCTACGACATCACAAAGTCAATTGTTTCATTTGAAGATTTAGGGATTGAGGATATAGATGACATTTATTGGCCTCGTCTTGCTTATGGAGAAAATATATTTGAATTTACAGGTGACGCGACATTTGAAATCTCATATAGGGAACCACGAAAGGTTGGTGCCTTTGCATGAGAATGATTCATAATTATGATATTTATGGAAATACAGAATCTGCAATCATTTATTTGGCTAAACCTGGAAAACGATTCTTTTGTGCATTAGGTGGAATTGATACTTCTACTGTTTCTGTTACGTTAAGAACTAATAATACTGCAGAATTAACTTTTACAGTTGATAAATATGTAGATGGCGTAGAATCTCAGGGATATGAAGAACTCGATGAAATGATGGAATTGTATTGTGACGGAATCTGGTATAAAATTATGGATCCTCCAACAGAGACAAATGACGGAATGCAATGTACAAAGGATATTACCGCCGAATCATATGAAATCTCTCTTACTCAATATAAACTAAAAAATTTTAAAATTAACATGGGCGAAGAAGATTCTTATGAAATGATGTACCAAAAAAATCATGATATTAATAAGTTTTATCAAATTAAATTTTATAATCCAGAAAATGAAGACCTAAGTTTTCTACATATTGTGCTGAAACATGCGGATGTACCTGGATGGAAGATCGGATATGTAGATAACATCACTCTGGATGATGATAAGGTATTACTTCCGAATGAAATTTGTAATTTCGATGTGGACGATCAAAATGTATATGCATTTTTCACCCAAACTGCTGCTCCTGCATATAAATGTGTTTTTGAATTTGATACCGAAAATTTATTAATTAATGTATATAAGCCGGATAGTTTAGGTAAAGATACAAATGTAGTACTTGGTTTTCGTAATATTCAAGATAGTGTAACAATATCAAGAGACGACAGTTTGGTAACACAATTTTATGTTGATGGACTTGACGATTACAATATCGATCTTGCAAATTTTGGAAACTCTGTAATTACAGATTGTTCTCATTTTTGTCGTGAACCATATATGAACATCATCCTACAAGAAAAATATACAGCTTGGCAAAAATACATAGAATCAAGAAGAGATGAATACTGTAATTTATCTAGGGAGTATAATAAAAATCTTGACATTCTTGCTGAATTGATGAATAGAGTCCCTATTGATACTGCTCAGACAAATTGGTTCGGACAAAAAGTTGAAGATCTAAAAGATGCATATGATTCAAACATGGCTATAATCAAAGGTTTTGAGTCTATTCATGTTGATGAAGAAGGAAATTTTGATCTTGAAGATTTGAAAAACTCATCCGATTGGCCTATGTACGAATCAATCATGAACTATACTCTTCCCTCCATTGTGGCTGCGTTACAAGCTCAAGACGAAACTATAGAGGGTTTCGGTAAAGGAAACATCATCTCATGTGTAAATCCAGTTGTATTAGGTCAAGATTGGTATATGGTAGGTTCCGGAACTTCTTCGTTCCAAACAGTACAAATTAATGACGCACCTGCATACGGAATTACTCGTGGAGTTAAAGTAACCGGTACAGATGGTGGTATCTATCAACACAATATCAGTATCGAACCATCTCAGAGATATACTCTTAGTTGTTTTGTAAAAGGATCCGGTACATTTTATCTTGGTTATAATAACACCGGAGAGGACAGAAAGAATATTTCTTATAACATCACATCTTCTTGGACCAGAGTTTATACTTCTTTCAATCTAACATCACATCTTATTGATGTGGCATTTACAGGAAGTTCTGACTTTACTGTCTGTGGTATGCAGCTTGAAATGGGAGATGCCCCATCTCAATTTGGATACTTTACTCAGTCTGAAGCAATCATGAAAGCGTATGAAACAGATTGGAAATTATACGGCATTGCAGAATTAAAAACTAAAATTGCCACATATGATTCATGTATCAAAGAACTAAAAAAGAATGGATATGCAGATGGATATAATCCTCTTTCTGGATACGAAGAGGCATATTTTACTCAAATGCATCAGAAATATCTGGATTATTTGAATTTAAAAGATCAGGCTGAAACTGCATTAAAGGAACGTCAAGCTGAATATGATGCGGCTAAGAAACCTGAAATTCAAGAAAAACGAAACCAGATCGCCAAAGATGTTTTAATGGAAAATTTTGGTAAGGTACAGGAAAAATATCCAGCGTTTACAGATAAGGAAACGTATATTATTAAGAGCCTATATAATCAAGCAACTTATTCAAATGAGAATATTATTATTACGACTCTTGATAGCACAGTTGATGCAGTCGATAAAGCGATTACATTATATAAAGATGCTGTAGAAGAATTGTATGTAGAATCTCATCCGCAATATACTTATACAGATGAAATTGGAAATATTTATGCTCTTCCAGAATTCAGAGAATATCATGATCAGCTTGCAGTAAATGATTTTGTTCGATTAGGACTATCTGATACACGATATGTAAAACTTCGTGTTGTAGAAATCAGATATAATCCTTGTGATATGGATGAAACGATGGAAGTTACTTTTTCCAACATGGTCCAATATAAATCAAAATTAACAAATGATAACGAATTTTTAACAAATGCATTAAATCAGACTTCTGACAGAACCGGTGGTCGTGTTAATTCAGTCAACAAATCTTCTACTTCTGATTATGTCATCACATCAGAAGCTATCAAACAAATCTTTTCAAATCCTCTATTCAATTCAATGTTAGGTGGAACTGTCACTGGAGGAACCGGGTCTGGCGGAACCATTACTGCTGATACAATTATTGCAGAACTCGTGAAAGCAAAAGAAGGTGTATTTGATAAGCTTACTGTTGATACTGCTTTCATGAAATATCTCGATGTAAAACTTATTTCCGCAGATAAGATCACAACTCGTATTCTCGAAGCGGAACAGGCAAATATTGAAAAGCTGTCAGCTAAGATTATAGAATCTAATCAGATTAATGCTGATATGATTAATGTAAAAAATCTTCTTGCAGGTCATGCAGGAGTTGGAGAATTACATACAATTCATCTTACTGTAGAAAATGCAGAAATTGATCAGGCTGTTATTACTAATCTCATCGCAAAGAAAATTGCAGTTGGAGATTTAATGGCTCAAAATGCTCTTGCAAATCAAATTGTACTTATCTCTAAAGACAATAAACCTACTATTGCATTTCAAGAAAGCACCCAACAGTTTTATGATTCCAAAGGAAATGTTCGTGTGCAGATTGGTATGGATGGTAAAGGGGATTTCAACTTTATTGTTAAAAATGGAGATAGAGCCGCTTTATTTGATGAAAATGGTATTACCCAGACAGGTATCCCAGATAATACAATTCTTGGAGACATGATTAATAACGCCACCATTACCAAAGACAAACTTGGGTTCCAAGTCATAGAACCAAATGAACAAGGTGGTATTGACATCACTAATATTTATGATGGCAAAGGAAATCAATGGTGGGGAATAGAAAAGACGACTATTACAGATGACTACACAAAGCAGATTAAGAATGTTACAGATACTCTGACCGGACAAATCGAAACTAAGGTTAGTAATACTCAATATCTTAAAGATCAAGAATCTATCCGAACAGATTTTTCTGATATCAAACAAAATGTTTCTGGGATTACATCTACTGTAAGCAGTATGCAAACAGATCTTTCTGAAGCTCAAGAAAAAATTAAAGCAAACACCTCTTCTATTACTCAGAATGCAGATAAAATCAGTTTTATGGTAACTGGTGACAAAGAGTCTGAGTTCACAGTTACTGATAAATTTATTCAGATGATTTCTGACCATATTAGCATTGATGCCAGCACCATTGACATTAATGGTATTATCACTGCAATGAATACACACACTGGACCAGGTAAAACTAAAATCGACGGTGGTATTATTGAAACCAATACTATTACTGCTGATTCTATTAAAGTTGATGCAATCAGATCAAAAATATTTGAAGATGATCTGACATCTAATTATTCACTAAAAGGTATCTGGTTTGATTTATCAGAAAACGGTGCTATTAAAGGTAAAAATTTTGCTGTTGATTCTAATGGTAATGCTTATATTCGTGGTGACAGCACTGTTGAGGGAACCATTATAGCTAATAAAGGTTATATTGGTGGTATTGGCGGTTTCCATATTGAAGCGGGAAAACTATATTCTGGTATGGATACCTTTCCTGAACAACCAACATCAGTATCAAAGGATAAAAATGTATATATTGGTACAGACGGAATTGCTCTTGGTAGTGGAAACTTCAGAGTTGATTCAAATGGTAAGCTTTATGCTAACTCTGGTACATTCTCAGGAACTATTTACGCTGATGGAGGAACTATTGGCGGTTGGAATATATCTGCAAATTCATTAAGCAACAGAGACGGATCCATAAGTTTAAATCCTGATGGTTTAAAACTTGGCAATCAGTTAAATGTAGATAATCAAGGGAATGCAACTTTTGGTGGTAAACTATCAGCTGCTACCGGAAGTTTTTCTGGTGAATTAGTTGCAGCAACAGGTAGCTTTTCTGGAGAATTAAAAGCTGCTACTGGCACATTCTCTGGGGATTTAAAAGCTGCAACAGGTAGTTTTAAAGGAGAACTTTCTGGTGCAACTGGAAGTTTTACAGGTAGTGTTATTGCTACATCTATTACTGCAAAGCAATCATATTCTATTTATTATAACGATGTTGGAACTGGTGAACCAACTGATTCAGTACAAGTAATTACTGCATTTGACTGGGGAACTAATACAACTCAAATTGGATTTGGGTTGATAGATTCATCTTTAGACTCTTCAAAAATGCATGGAATGCTTCTGATAAAAGAACAAGGCGCAAGAGTTCTAACATTAATTGCAGATGATATTAATACAAATGGATGGTTAAATGTTAATAAACTTAATATTACTGATTCATTCGGACAGTATAAAGGAGTGCCATATAAATCAATTATGTGGAAACCAACAGACACATTTGACTTTAATGGTTATAATCATCATCACACTATTCTTCCTTATAAGAATGGTAATTTTGCAGTAGGTATGGAAAGTACGACTACAGGAATGTTATCTATTAGTTTATTACCATATTTGTTATCAACTGAAACCGATGCATATGGTAATATTACAGTAAGTAAAACTAAAGATACTACTTCTCAGATAAGCATTGGAGCAACAGCTAATCCATATGCATGTATTTATGTAGATGCCATTTATCTTACTGGTGATAAAAAAGCTTATACCTCACTGGCTAATTTAGGCAATGGTGGTACAACTAATTATAATGGACTTACAAATAAACCTAAAATTAATAATGTTGAATTAGCAAGTGGAAATAATACATTATCTAATTTAGGGATTGCTGCACGATCACATTCTCATTCTAAATTAAATAACAGTTCTCCTGTAGGTTATACAGGATTTGGTCATTGCCATACCGTAATTATGAATAGTAATCATAATATGTGGATTGCAATTAATAATGATGGTACACCCGCATT